AATTAACTGCTAGGAGTTCGAAAATAGTTGTAGAAGATCTATACTATCATCAAATATTTTTTCATTATGTATTAGCTGATGGTATGAGATCTTATTGCAAAAATGATCTAAATAGATCTAAATAGATTTAAATAGATTTAAGTATTATTGTCAACTATGGACCTTACTTATACATTCAATATCCTTGCAATGTCGAAAAAGACAGTGAACAATATTGATAGTGTAGTTCTTGACATTGTTTGGGAAAAGAAAGGATACGATGCAAGCGGGAATTTTGCAACCTTTAAAATACGTTCTGAACTCGATACATCTAATGTAGGTATTAATAGTTCCTTTAGATCTTTTGATTCTCTCACTAAATCTGATGTTTTTAATTGGATTAATTCAATTCACGATCAAGATTCTGTGAATCAATACATTCAAGAAAAACTTCAAGAAAAATATGATGGTTATCAAATTTTACAAAGAGGTCAATTTCCTTGGGATTAATGAATATATTTTGAGGGTATAAATGGAATATTGTCCAAAGCCCATTCGATACTATTCACTACTTCCTTATCAAGAAGACATAAATCATCTTCAACAATTCCGTAAGATGGCCAGGTCACAAAACCTTTACTAATATCAGGAATCACTTGACTAAGTTCAATATCACTGTGATTCATTCCAATACCTTTCACATATATCCTACACAAACTGTAGTCGGTAACTTGAGGTAATTTTAAGTGCTCACATACCGAGTCCATTGTTTTTTTCTTATCCAAGAAAAAACTATTTGATTCTATCCATAAAATATCTTTTGCATCTCTCAACCACTGAATTCTATTTGCCCACATAAAAATAATTTTTTTAATGTCGTTATCAAATTCAATTTCTTTTAGTGATGGGTGACAATATTTTACATTATGTTTATAAAATTGTGAAATAACACATTCTATTAGACCATTTTTACTTTTTCTTTTTAATAAGTGTGCATTTAATTTCCTGTATAAGAATACCTTTTCTCCATAAAAATGGTCTGAAAAGTTACACATTGCACTAGGAAATTTTATGATAGAATTATCATATTCTTTCATTTGTTTATTGAAGACCCTTGGTCCTTGTTCTTGAATCATTGCATGTGTCCAACTTGGTTCAGTGTATACTGGAAGACCACAATCTTTCAATAAAGAAGCCATCAAGGTTGAACCACAGTGGGACGTATGATAAATCTGTTTTACATTAAATTTCATTTATTTGTATTTTCATTTGTAACCATGGTATGTCCAAAAAAATGTGTTATGGCATATCTACCATAACCAGAATCTTCATCGGATTTACTAATTCCTACTTCTTTGACACCATGTCGAATGTAACTTGGCATTAAGATCAAACTATTGTTTTCGCATTCAAATTCATAATCATGTTCTGGGAAGTATAATTCCCCTCCAGTAAACTTTTTGGGTTCTTCATTAAAGTAACTAAATGCCAAAAAGTCGAAGGTAAGATCTACATGTGGTTCATAATGTTCATTATTTTTGTAATATCTTACTTTAGTAAAACTATAATTTGCAATTTTAATTCTCGCACATTCAGGAAACTCGGTTGCCATTAAATTTAAAAATCCAGGATCAAAAACCTTTTGAGAAACCGTTAAAATGTTAGAGATGTGTCGATTATGCAAATAAACATTATCAAGATTTAATGCATGATGATTGGTAATATACCTTTGTTGATGAACATCTTTACCGCCATGAAAATCTTCAGCTCCACCAAGTTTTCCTGGTTTATTGAGAAATTTTAATTCTTCCCAAATTAATTCAAGTTCTTCTGGAGTATAAAAATTTTGTACGACAATATGAGGGAATGGTTCCCTTAAAATTTCAATTTTTCTTTTCATTATCATTTCCAACGAGGACCAATTACCCAACCAACTAAACTTTTGCGAAGACCAGATTTTACTGGTCTTACCCTGTGTCTTGTTCTGGAATCAAAGATAGCCAATGTCCCCCTTTCTTTCGGCATTGTAATCAATTCACCACCATCATCGAGTAATTGAAATTCTCCTCCTTCATAATCTTCACTGAGAAATAAAGAGAAACTAAGTTTTCTTATGGTTTCTGTGCTTATGTTTGCAAAGTCTCTCAGGATTTCTGCACCAGAACTTCTATTGAAACCATTTGCTTGTCTATGATAATGATTACCTATGGAACTATCAGTATGCCAACCATAATACTGACCTGGACCATAAGTGGTATATTGCATTTGTCTTCCATCAATATAATCCAAATCATACATAAAATTATCATGATTTGCCATATTAACGTAACTCATCAAAAAACCACCTATCCAGTGATTTTGTGGCACCCAAGAAACTTTAGAATCTCTTATAATTTTTTCCGGATTGTTTCTACCAGTCACCATACCTTGTACTAATTGATCATCATATTTTTCTGATAGATCATTTTCAATAATAGTGACTAATTCATCAGGAATTTTTGTTGAAATCCAAAGACTTTGTGTTGCCATAATAACTACATATCGATTTGATTTATTTATCTAGTTATTTTAGGTTATTTCTACCCATTTGTAAAGTTCGCTATTCCAATCATATTGTTTTCTATCTTTTGGTTTTTTGACAGGAGGTGCCCATTTCATTCTTTCCATATCAAAAATCCAGACGCCTGGATATGGATTTTCTCCGCTTAAAAATACATCATTATCTTCATCATATATGTCACCTTCCTCAGGTTCTTTAGAATACCAATTAACACCAAAAAGACACTTAATAATTTTTGGATTAGGTGGTGAACTAATACATGAATTACATCCATAGTTTTCTTTCCACCACATTTTACCTAAAAAATCACTTTCATTACCATCGGCATCCAACATATCTTGTCTAAGTATCTCATAAAGACGAATAACGACATTATTGTCATCTAGAACTGCATACAAAGCTGCTTTAGCTTCTCTTGCACGTATTCTTCGAATTGCTCTTTCTTTTCTAGGCATTTTTTTATGAAATTATGTGAGATATTTAATATGGTCCGGGGGCGTTTACTACTTTAAGCTGTGTCGCCGAGGAGGCCCCAGTGGTTCCCTTCACCACATGACAAATATAATTAGTTCCATTTGGGTGACTATAAGGAAGACCAGATAAATTAACATTTAGATTATTTTGTATTCTACCACCAAAATTGGGCCAGCTAGATGATCCTTCATATCTTATAAAGATCGCGCCGGGGGTCCCTTCATTATAAAATTCACCCCCCTCATCAGCATCGCCAAGGCCACCCCAACCTAATCCCGTTCCTTCCACGGTGGACGGGCTGTCAAAAGGTCCATTTCTCAGTGAGTTCCAGGGCCCCGTTCCATTATTAGATCTCGCAGCTGCCAGACCTGGCCAACCTGGACTTCCATGGTTACCACCATAGCCGTGGCCACCACCACCATAACAAACTTGAATGGGATGTCCAGGAACTAAAGGACTACCGCCATGAAGTAAATCATCAGTAACAAAATTATTGAGTGTATAACCAGTACCACCATTATGTTGAAATGTTGTCCTAGGACCTCCTGTTAAGTAACCGCCACCGCCTCCACCTTTTTTGGTGGTGATAGGACCAGGATTTTGATAAGTAAAACCAGGATTTCCCTGAGCTGGTGATACGGGAGGGTCATTACCTAAACCACCAGTGGTTGCTGGATTATTTGAGGCACCTACTGCACTTGGATATCCTTGACCTGCTCCAGACCCACCGGGATACGCAACTGCAAGGCCAGATGAAGTTGCGTCAGCTTTCCCACCCCCGGCAACGGTCACATATGGTGTTACTGTTGGGTTTCCTCTGGGAGAAAGAGAAATAGGAATTGTTGTTCCTGGACTTACACCAGGAATAGTGACAAAATACATACCTCCTGCACCAGCACCGCCGGGGGTGCCGCCAGCCTCATTATCATGCTGCGCTCTCCCTCCACCTGCTATAACTAACAATTCTAAGGTAAATGGTCCGGAGGCCGGTGTTGTTGATGATGCACCGTAAAAATCTCCAATAGAAATTTGTCCAGAACTTGGGATACCTGGAGCAACACCATAATATTCATTAATTCCGATAGGATTACTACCACCAAATTCAGTTTGTATATCGTTAAGACTAATAGCCCCAGAAGATTGAAGTGCCATTTAAATCCATCCAGTTTTGTTATAGGACCATATAAAACAATTTAGACTGTATCTCCATCCCGTTTTTTCACCATCATTATAAAGAGCTTGAACACTTCCGTGTTTAATATTTCCATCAAATAAGTACGCCGAATTCGGAATGTTGGAAGATCTCAATGCTGTTTTTTCTTTATTTAGAAAAAATGTACCATTATCAAGATCTTCAATTTCTCCTTGTAGATACACTAATAGATTCAATTTACATCCATCAGTATGAGCATTATATATTGTATTATTTCTTTTATAAAAATAAATCGTGGCATCTAAAATTTCTATACCGAATACTTCTTCTGCATTGTCAACAAATGTATCATGTAGAAATGGAGACCATGTTTTTATATCATCGGTACAAAAACTTCTTTTTGCACTATTTGTGTCTCGATAAGACAAATCTGGTGCCATAGACGAAAACAAATTATATGTGCTTTTTGGAAAAAATTCGTCAACATAAAATAATTTTCTCATAAACAATTACAGAACTCAGTTCTTACTCCTACAGTAACATTTTGAATTATTGTATTTAACAATACTTGATCTGTCTCACCATTCTTTAATTTGGGAACACGAATTTCTCTTGATGTAGACAAACCATTTTCTGGAGAATTAAACTCTACAATCAAACCATTCACACCTGTTTGTATTCCTGCTGTATAAGTTACGATCATGTTTTTTTTATCAATAAATCGGTTTCTCAATATTTATAGACCAATAAAATTGTCATGCAACCTAATCATGAAGACTTGACACCCCGGTGCTGATGCTTTATAATACGGGGGTCAGCAACGGAGCAATCCATGAACGCCGAAACCTACGTTGAGAGTGTCGTCATTGACATTTGTAGCAGGTCTTTCTTCATCACTAGTAACGAAAACGATGAGCGTGTGGTAGAATGTGACAGTGCAGAAGAATTCATGAACGTCCTTGAGGTTTGCACCTCTCACCTTGAGGAAGATCAGATTCTATATACAGGACCGGTAACATTGGAATCTTGATGGAAGTATTTACGCTAAAGGAATGGGAAGAGAACTTTGATGAACTCTACACGAGAGTAGAGCAAGGCGAATCCATCGGAATAGTCAGAGAAGATGGCACAGCAGCAGTCATGATGCCTGCCGATGAAGCAGAGTTTCTGCGAATACACACAACCGAAAACAACGACGCTGATTGATGTATTCGGGAATGTTGCTTATTGGTTAAAGCCCTCTGCTTATAACGGAGTGAATCGGGTTCAATTCCCGGCATTCCTATCTGCTTCCTTAGCAATCTGGTGAATGCAGCAAACTCATAATTTGCCTAAGGAGAGTTCGATCCTCTCAGGAAGCATTAGGAACTTGAGACGTTCCAACCAAGGTGCCAGCAATGGGACAAACCCCCTTGGGATATTCACAACGGAAATTGTGTCTTACTCCATTACAAACTGTCAGAATGTTGGGTTTAATTGCCCCATAGCAAGCATTCGGATAAGTGTAATGCCCTGCGAGTATGGTGGAATCGGTAGACACACCAGACTTAAAATCTGTTGACCATCACGGTCGTGGGAGTTCAAGTCTCCCTACTCGCACTAAAATAAATAAGACAAAGCGTGGTGCTTATGTCTTCTTTTACCTACAAGGTAACTCAGTCTTACAATTGGTTCAATAATGCATCTATAATTGTCAGAATGTATTTCTTGAATCATATTCCGTTTACTTTTGACGAACTAGAACCAGGATATCTATACGATAAGGATATAGTAGAACAAGCAGATAAAGAGAAAGACTACGACATAACTGATGTCTATACAGGATCGCAGTATTTGATACTTGAAAAATGTCATCCATGCTTTGATATGATTGACATTGAGAACAAGGATGAACTTCCAGATGACCTGATTCCCTATTTTGACGAGGAAGATTTGAGGGGATAAATAGAACATAGAAATCTAATGGTCGTCATAATCCGATGCCTCTTAATAAGCTGGAAAACTTTATAAAGAATACTGAGGGTCGTATTCTTTATGTAAACCCAAGTGACCTTGATGCTACTGACGCGATTGAGAATCAGGGAAACTCTTTAACGAAACCATTCAAGACTGTCCAGAGAGCACTGCTAGAGGCAGCGAGATTCTCCTATCTGAGGGGAAGTGATAATGATATTATTGAGAAAACAACCATTCTTCTGTATCCAGGAGAACACGTTATTGATAACAGACCCGGTTTTGCTATCAAAGATGTAAGTGGAACTGCGACTGCTGTTTCTCCATCTGGTGCTACATCAAACGCACAGACAACTCTTACATTAACTACAGATTCTATATTTGATTTAACTCAAGAAGATAATATCCTCTATAAGTTCAATAGCATCAATGGTGGTGTTATCGTACCTCGTGGTACTTCTATCGTTGGTCTTGACTTAAGAAAAACCAAACTTAGACCAAAATACGTACCAAACCCAACAGATACTAACTTATCTGGAACTGCTTTATTCAGAGTAACTGGTACTTGTTACTTCTGGCAGTTCTCCATCTTTGATGGTGATCAGAGTGGAACTGTTTACACTGACAGTCAGGACTTCTCCTCTGCAAATACTGCTACACCTACATTCTCTCACCACAAACTTACTGTATTTGAATACGCTGATGGTGTAACCATTCCAACTGGTTATACTATTTCTGACCTGGCAATGTATTATAGTAAGCTCTCTAATGCTTACAACACTGAGACTGGTAGAAACATTGACCAGAAGTGGCCAGCAGACCCACTTGGTTTTGCTGCCAAGCGTCCAGAATATGAGATTGTTGGTGCTTTTGCTGATGATCCTGTCAATATTTCCAGCATCATTTCTGGTGATGGTTCTACACCTAGCAGTGTCATCACAGTTACAACTAGCACCGACCACAAACTGACATCTGGAACACCAATCAAGATTAAAGGTGTCAGTGTAGAAGATTATAATATCGCTACCACGGTTCAAAATGTCACTGACGCTAGAACATTCACGTTCCTGCTCCCATTCGTTAGAAACAACCTGACTGCATCTCCTAGTGCTTCTGGTTCTACTGTCACCATTGAGACTGATACAGTTCAGGGTGCTTCTCCATATATCTTTAATATCTCTCTCCGTTCTGTCTTCGGCATGAATGGTATGCACGCTGATGGTGCGAAGGCAACTGGATTCCGCTCCATGGTTGTCGCTCAGTTCACCGCTGTTGGTCTTCAGAAGGACGATAGAGCGTTCGTTAAATATAATGAGTCCTCAAGAGTTTACGAAGGTATCAGCGTATCTAAAGTCACTGGTGCTGCTCTTGCTAGCGGATCTTCGTCTACTGATGCTACTAAAGTGTATCATTTAGATCCTGATGCACAGTATAGAATTGGGTGGGAGAGTTCCCACATCAAAGGATCTAATGATTCTTTCCTGCAAATTGTATCCGTCTTTGCTATTGGTTTTGCCTATCATTTTGATGGTAGAAATGGTGCTGACATGAGCATCACAAACTCCAACTCCAACTTTGGACAAATCTCACTGAATGGTGTTGGATTCAAGAAAGCAGCATTTAACAAAGATAACAAGGGATATATCACATCTGTTATTACCCCTAAAGCAGTTACAACTAAAGAAGAGGATATTGATTGGGTAACTCTTGACGTTGGTTTGACAACTTCTGTTGGTATCTCCAGTCATCTGTATCTCTTTGGGTATAACGATAAGAATATCAAACCTCCACACAAGATTCAAGGTTATCGTGTTGGTGCCAAACTGAACGAGAAACTGTCATTTGTAGGTTCTGGAACTACCTACACTGCTGATGTTCTCATGGTTGACAATGAGATCAGCACCACTGGTATTACTTCTGCCCTTGGCGAGACCAGTTCTGTCAAAGAATATAAGGTAACGTTAGTAAACAACAGCACCCTCACTATTGGATCTCATAAACTCATCACTGGTGAGAAGATTGTCATCAACAGTGATACTCGAGACCTCCCAGAGAACATTGAAGCACATAAGATTTACTTTGCTATCAAGGCAAGTGGAACCACCATTAAGGTCGCAGCATCTCTCACTAATGCCGAAAATGATGAGGCAATTACACTCTATGGGGGCACAAGTTTAAGAGTTCGTAGTAGAGTTTCTGAAAAGAGTTCTGGTGAGATTGGTTCTCCAATTCAGTTTGATGCAGGTAATGGCAACTGGTTTATTAAATCTTCTGCTGGTAATGCGATCTACAATGCCTTCAATACTCAAGGCACAGGAACTCTTGGAACTAGAACAACAACCAGTTTCATCAAGAGAAAAGAGGATTCTAGAAGTCTTGATGAGAAACTGTATAAGTTGAGAGTTGTCGTTCCTAAAGAACTCACTAATTGTAAGGAACCAGAAGAAGGATTTGTTCTTCAAGAATCCAGCACCACATCTTTGAGATCTGACTCTGACTTCACTGCTACTAGTATCACAACATCCGACCCAGACTTCAACAGAAATCCGAGGTTCATCAGCACTTGTTCTACTTCAGGTTCTACTGTAACTGTCATCTCTGAAATTCCACACAACATTAAAGTTGGTGAGAAGATTACGATCAAGAATGTCACCAGTACAGGTAATACTGCTGGCACAGAAAATAAGGGATACAACGGTGTCTTCACTGTTCTGTCTATTCCTGACGATAAGACATTTACTCACTCCACAACTGATGTAGATAGCATCACCCATAACGGTGGAAGCTTCACTAACAACACGAGCACTAGAACGATTGCTCTGCCTAGATTTGAGAGAACTGACTGGAAAGGTAACTTCTACATCTACAGAAATGAAGTTATCACACCATATGTTGAGAATGTAAGTGATGGTATCTACCATCTGTATGTTCTGAAC